CATCTATGCCAAGTTCGACGTTTAGTTGTAGTTTCTCGTTAAGGTTTTGGATGGAAGTTTTCATCAGGTTCTCTGTTTTGTCTTGGTCTCCGTCCTTTACCAATACAATAACCTCGTCGTGAAACTGACCGATAGTATTTAAGCCAAACTCACGACAATTACGAACCCAACTATCGAAGCAGAACACCCCTGTACCTTGGTTGAGGGTACTGAAGCGATCCTTGTCAGACCGAAGGGAATACCAGAAGCCTGACACTGGGTTCTTAACCCACATAGCACCCCTACGATCCTTAACCTGTAGACGGTTAGCAACCTCCTGTACAGACCAGTTACGGTTCCAGAATGCGTCTAGTAGCTTCTGTGCCTCACCCTTGTCCATACCCGTCTCACGGGCGAGCTTAGCGGCTCCTACACCATACGTAGCACTGTAGTTCACTACCTTGTAGTTCTTGCGTAGTGCCTTGAGGCTACGTTCACCTGAATTATGCTTGTCGATGTCATCTTGTGTAACAACACCTGCGTGTTTAGCAAGGTCAAGGTGTGGGTCAAAACCATCCTTGGACATCTCAGCTACATAATCAGGGTCTAGTGGTTTCATGTAGTGACGCTTAGTTGTGTCCTCCAGTGAAGTCATATCAGCACCACACAGAGTGTAACCTTCTGGTGCAGTTAGACAACCTCTTATCTCTGCTCCGTAGGGTTTATCAACTGATGGCAGGTTGACCAGTGGTCGGGCATGACGAAAGCGGAGGGTGTTAGTGAACCCTGCAATAGTTGCTTGCACGTATCCATTGTTTTCTGACTCAACCATTGATCTAAGAATGCCAATACGATGGGTAAGAACAGACAAGCCATCAAGCAGACTAATAGCAGGTTCTTTTCCAGCCAGTTCGATAACGGATGGGCATAACTCTGAGTCTCTTCGTACTTGTGCAATGCTCTTCTCCTCACCTGTAAGTTTGTTACGTGTGAACTTAAACGTGCGTGGTTCCCAACCTAGCTTATTCAGCCAAGACTTAACTTGATCGTTCGAGTTAGGGTTACCTTTCTCACGACTATGGACTACCTCAATAGAAGGTACGTCTGGGTGTTTACGATACTCTGCACATAAGTCATACCATTTGTCAGCAGCTACAGTTGTCTCCCCGTTCTTCTTGTACATCTGAGTAGGACGGTTAACTGTCTTGTACTTGACTACCTCTGGCATAGCTTCTGCAAGCTGTACGATCTTCTCCTCTTTGAGCTGTGTCCATTCCTCTAGGTGGGTCTTAGCTTTATCTACATCTAATTTCCACCGTAGGGCTTCTTGCTCTCGTGCGCATTCCATCTTAAACATTAGGTAACTCATAATACCAGTAGTGTCTGAGATACCACCATCATAGATTTCACCTAGTTTGATAAGCAAGTCACGGTAAAGACGGGCGTTGATCTTAACATCTTCATTACAGCGGTGTGCATATTCCTCTGGTGATAGATTGTCCCAGTCAGTAATCTTAGGTTTAGGTACACCGTAGTCTTGACCAAAACCCTCTAGGCCATGCTTCTGACGATCTGGGTTTAGATACCAAGACAAAGCTAGTGTGTCTACAACTCTACAGGTAATCTGAATACCTAGCAGCTTTTCCACTGCAGGGATATCAAAGCGAATAATGTTGTGTCCACAGATAGCATCAGCGTTTGTAAGCACGTCACGCATCTTATCATAGTCATGTGTGTGGTTAACTGTTTTGCCAATGTCATCTGTCCAAGACATGACATGGACTTTGGTCATCTCATCTAAAAGACCATCGGTCTCAATGTCGAATATAATCATCTATTTTTTCTCCTTCCACGCACCTTCTTCACAGAAGAGTCCGCAATCTACATCATAGTTCTTCATCGGGTGACCCTTGGCGTTAGGGTCTAGCTCACTTAGCTTTAAGCGTTTGCTTTTAACTACAACGAGCTTTGCGCCAATCTTTTCTGACTGCTCTAACCTGCGTTGAAATACGTCAGGATAATTAACACGTAACCAGTTCCAGTAAGTAGGAGACCCTACCTTAACACAACCTAAGCAATTAGCATTCGGTAATCCGTTTAGGTAAAGTTCTGGTAACTTTAGACCTGCGTTATTAATTACGTCAAAGCAATCTTGTTTCGTATAGCCCTCCTCAATTAGTGGTGTAAGTAAAGTCTCACGTTCTGTAAGACGAAAACGGTCGGCTCTACCTTGTTCTTCTGCAGTAAAGCCTAAGACTGTCCAATCAGGATGGTTGTCACGTTCCCATCGTTGACGTGGCACTTTCTTTAAAGCCCTTGTACACGAGGCTCCTACTGGCCCTGACATATAACGCTCATGCTCCCATACGTCTTCACACGACTGTGTAGGGAACCTGTGAGAAATAATATGCTCTATCTTTACATCAAGCCACTTCTCCACATCACGTAAGAACCTTTGGTTGTCCTCACCCTCTTCTACGATAGGGTTGTTTAGTATGGATATCTTATTGTCCTTACCATACTTCTCTAGGGTCAACTTTGCAGCTACTGCTGATGCAGCACCACAAGAAAACCAGACTGCAATATGTTTACCTTGCATTATACAACCTCTCGTAATGTAAATGTGTCATAGTTAAACTTCATCTTACCTGCTTGTCCCTCTTGTGAACACGGGCGGTTCTTCTCGACCTTGATGTAAGTAGTATTCTTTTCTTCTACTGTGTCAGCTTGTTTGTCACGGTTGAGGTCTATAATAACTGACGCACGTTGACCAATCATCTTACAGTACTTTGGATCACCGTTCTCATTGGTGTGAGCGATGGTGACAATACCTACATTAAGGTCTGCCGCCATCTTTGACAGGCGAACTGATAGGTCAGCTAACTGCTGCTCTTTACTCTCGTCTGTGCTGCCAGTAACTACGTCTTGGATAGGCTCGAAGAATACAAACTTGCAACCACAAGCCTGACTAAAGAACCTGATCTGATCGCACAGTTCATCTGCACCTTGACCGTCTTCCAAGAAGAACTGATATAGGTTACCATCCTTGGTTAAGTCTTCGATAGCTTTCTCTACTATACCCTCTGCCATCTTCTGTTGGATCAGGTCACGGCGTGTGAGGTTATCGTTTGCTTGATACGACACAAGACCTAAGACTGACCGTAGCTTTGTTTCTTCTAGGTGCCAAGTAGCAATAGGCACATCTTGCTTTAACATCTGGAACTCTAGGAAGCGCATGATCTCTGTCTTACCGATACCTGTAGGTGCTTTAATTACAGTAAAGTGACCTTGCATAAGACCAAGTATCTTAGCGTCTAGCTCGTTAATTCCTGTGGGTACATACTGAAACTCAGGCGTATCATTATACAACTGCATAAACTGCTCTGTCGTATTAAGTACGTTATCTGGCGTATACTTCTTAGCGTTGTACCATGCTTGCTTAAACTCGTTCTGCGCACGGTTTGTCAGGAAGTCGTTAGCGTCTTTGTACTTACCATGAGGAACACGGTAGACCTTGTTGGGGAATAGTTTGGCTACTTTGTCTGCGATAGCGTTACCAGCCTCATCATTATCAAACGACAGGACGAGCTTATCAAAGCTATCTAGATATGGCTTACACTTCTCCCAAATTGCCTTGGCGGGGGTAGCACTAGGCATTGAGACCACAGGATACAAACGGCTAGAGTCCAAGTCGGTTAACATCTGGTAAACAGATAGTGCGTCAAGTTCACCCTCTGTGATTGTAAGTACCTTAGAGCAACCTGCGGTAAACTTATCCATACCGAAGAACTCATCGGTAGTAAAACCTTTTGTAGTGCGAAAGTCCTTCTCCTTTAGGTTACGCATCTTACGACCACCAGAAGGATATGTGTAAGTCTGGTAGGACTTATCTGACGTTGTAGTCACATCATACTTTTCCATTGTACGAACTGACAATCCACGCATGGACATATACTTTCCACTGGTAGTGTAATCACTAATTTCCACTACAGGGGCATCCTGTATAGAGGGTAATGACTGACCTTCTGCTAGTGGGTATTTCTCTTGTGACCAACTGAATACAGTCTTCTTTGACGGGTAGCTTTCGTTACAGGAGAAGCATTTACCAAAGCCCCTAGTATTATAGCTGAAAGCATCAGACGAACCACAATCCACAAAAGGGCATGGTTGCTGAGTGATATTAGTGTGAGTCATACTTACTCCTTTTATTTATCGGGCAGACCTAAACCATAGACTTTTCGGAAGAGGAACAAAAGTATATAGGCACCTGAATGACCCTTTTGTTCCTCCCCAAAATCGAAATAGATTTACTGTTGTAATGTTGCAACAATATCTCTAACTTTGGCTATTAGTTTAGCCTCTCGCTTAACAATGGCAGAGTGAGTCTTGAGGCCAAAGAACTCTGCGACCTCCTCATCTGTCATGTCTTCCTCATACCTCATGTACAGCAACGTCTGTTCATCAGAGGTAAGTTCTTTATCTAACAGCTCGTCCAACTTCCGCCAGAACTCTAGCTTTACGTAAAGCTCTTCTGATGATGGCTCAGACTTACCTACATCCTCACCACTTACCTGCTCTGACTTGAGGACACTCCTGAGGTGTTCTACAGCTAGGTCTGTCCATGTATGCTGCACATTAGTAAGGTTAGCATCAGCGTCCCTCACGAGCCGCCTGACAACATCTGATTTAGGTACCGTGAATGGTAGGCAGTCTATGTTTAGGTAGTCGTGCATACGCTTACGGGCAGCTACAAATAACTGTATATCTTCAGTTGCAGGTTTTTCTGCTAACATCTCGTAGATTGCTAGTAGACCCTCTTGACGTAAGTCCTCGAAGTGATCTGGTCGTTTAAACCTACGGGCTAAATATTCACACATTCTTATGAAGTGCTTTGCTTGTTCGTCTCTATCTATGACCATTCGTCATTCTCCATCAATGCTGCCCAAGATATAGGATACAGCTTCATCATTTCACCATAAATTTGACTCGCGACAAGTTGTGTCTCAAACTGAGTATCTTTGGCGCAACGTAGTTTACACATGTCAGCAAACGCATCTAGGCTACCAGACCAATACCATGAGGTCATCATGTTCTGCGGCAGTATAGATCGTGCCTGTTCTGGGGCGACTCCTTCCTTAATCATAAGGTCATATGTCGTTAATGCATTACGAAGTGTCGCATTGAACATCATTTCAGCTTCTAGGCTAATTTCCATCGGCCCCCCTGATCCCTGTTTAGAGTTTTCAGGTTTCTCACGCCAATATGGTTCGTAGAATGCAGGTTCGTAGTTCACGTAACGACGACTGATCTCATTCCATCGTAGGAACTTATGCTTTACCAACTGCCTAGCCACAAAAACTGGGGCATCTACACGAAAGCTAGAGAAGGCATGACCAAAAGGTGAGGTATGCTTGTGTCTAGCAAGGTAGTTGATTAGCTTTATATCCCTAGCGGATAAGGTTTTATAGTCACCTGTATGAATGTGACCTGCATAATCAGAGGATCGGTCATATGAAACTCTAGCTGCATTAACTACAGACAGGTCATCACCCATATACTCAATCAGTTCTACATTAATCTCACCTTTTTTCATCAGGCGGGTCTCCTTTGTGTTTACGTTTTCTGTCAAGGACAGGTTTCTTTTTGTCGGGTACTACCCTTGGTTTGTACTTAGGATGCCTAAGTGCTTTTGCAATAGGGTTTGGTCGTTTTATTTTCATCGGTACCCCTAGAATAACAAATCGCCATTTTCGTCGTAGGGGCTACGGTAATAGCCCAGCTTCATACATTCCCTACGAGGGTCTAGAACTTCCTCTAGCTCCTGTAATTTCGTCGGGGGAAGTATACCTAACTCAAGTAGGCTACTTTCCAAGTGGGGCGGTATAGAACACATGTGATCCATGTTTCGCTGTTTCCTTATACAGGTCTGCCCAGTAAGGCTTGACGTAGGTTGCGTGGTAGTGGGTAGCACCATATGTAACATCTGGCACTGTACCATTCAAGACATCATATGCAACTAATGTTGCTAATGCCCATGCTCTTGGTTCTGTAGGAGTGTCAGACTTTCCATCGCAGTACCACGAGAATTGACACTTGTGCTTACCCTTTTCGTAACCTTGTTTGACTACATCACAAACATTGTTAGGGTGCCTATCGGACATTACACGGTTCATTACCACATGAGCTACCGCATACTGTCCTATCATAGTGTCACTACGTGCCTCGTGATAAACATTCATCGCAAGGCACATAAGAACTGAGTTAAGCATTATTCCTCATCTCCATAATCATCGTCATCATAGCAGTGGCCGTAAGGAGCTTCTTCACGACCCTCCATGTAGGCAGAGAATGC